TTGGCTTTTTGCATTAAGCAGGCACTGGCTACAAACATGAAGAATCCTCTTCGTTTGTTTTTAATAGGTTTAAGTGGCGCTTTAGCTGCGTGGCTGACTTACAAAGCCATATCGACGACGGCGCGCAAGTTGTACGACGTTAGCTTGAAAGTAGGTAGATCTGATACGTGGAAAATTGGAATTCCGCAAACTCCAGAGCAGATAGAGTGTCTTGCGACTTGCATGGCTGCAGTTAAGAGAGGCACGCAAAAAGACCGTGAATGGTTCGTGTTCTTTATGAGCACTGAACTGATTCAAGAGCTTCTCTCTGTAGCGATGGATGACCCTGAGTGGGCTGAATTCCTATCGGATTTCCCGCTTGAGGAGGAGTTGCGCATTCGTGAGAGCCGCGCAATCAAAGGAGCGAGTGCTGAAGTCAAGAAAATGGCTCAAGCTGCAAAGACGTGTAAGCCTGTTGACCTAGCCACTGTTGCAGAAACGTACAGTGGTTTGACGATTAAGGGCAGGAATCTCGAGAACTACAACGGTGTAGTCATCAAACCTTCTAAGCTTGAGAATTACAATGGTGTAGTGATCAAACCTAATAAGCCTGAGAACTACTCCGGCTTGGTAATAAAACCCACCAAGCTTGAAAGATCTGAAGAGTGTGTTTTTCCCGACGATGCTGGTTACGTCAACATCACGAAGGTCATTGCTCAGATGGTTCCGAATCTCACTGACCGTTCTCACTCAATCCTACCAGCTGATGGCAAGCCTTATAAGCATTCGCATTTCTGCGAAGTGTGTGGAGGTGTTTTCACTCATACTCATAAGCGTAAATTCGATCCGGATGAAGCTATTAAGTACCCCCACATTTGCAGAGATTGCAAGGCGAAAGGCAAGACCATTCCAATGAAATCTGAATCTCTTGAAGCTCAGAGCGAGGACGACATAGGTTTAACACAAATACAGTTTAGGATATTGTCCAACATGTACAGCATTTTCGTTGACGAGAATACGAAGGAGAGACCGAAGGGCAATCCTGCCTTGCAAGGTATCTTTATTCGTGGACAAATCATGCTTGTCCCTTCTCATTTGCGAAATGTCGTCACTGCCGGAAAGTATTATAAGCTCGTCGGTGGGAACGACACCATGTTGATTTTCCCCTGCGACAGCGTCAAGTGGTACCCCCTGTATGACAGCCAAGGAGACCAGCTTGAGTGTTGGTTGATGGAATGTCCGGCGAGTGTGCACTCTCATAGGGACATAACGAATCTCATTGCGACTAAGGAAGATCATGTTGCTCGTGAGAGCGGAAAAGCGAATCTCGTTTCTCTGGTGTACAACAGTCAAGGCAGAAGTTACGCTGCTTTGCAGTTCACCAAATTTGATGTACAAACTGGTGTGTATGTTGGCGGCCTTTCTAAAGACCGTGAGACTGAGAGGATAAATGGCTACAGATACCTCATTCCCACGAAGGGGGGATTCTGTGGATCCATTTTGTTTGAATGTTCGCGCTATCGCACGCGTAGATTTATTGGAATGCATGTGGCTGGAAATGTCGGTGCTAACACTGGCTTTTCCGAACGGATTCAGTACGATTGGGTCATGGAAGGTCTAAGTAGAACGAGCTTTATTGCTCAAATTGCAATGCCACCATCAGATGAAGATGATCTTGTTAATGATGAGATTACTGTTGATGGTGAGGGCATGAGGGCCCTAACTTTCGATGCTGCTCCAGCAATAATCGAAGTTGAGGGACTCGCGCCTATCGGACGTGCAAAAGCTGTTCGATCGCCTACTGAGACCAACTACATCCCAAGCATATTTCACGGACTTGTAGCGCCAGTAACGCAAAAACCAGCGATGTTGGTGCCCACGAACGGAATTGACCCGGTGCTAAAAGGATTGAAGAAACTTACAGGACACAACCTCTATATTGACCCAGATTTGCTCGACGACGTCGTCTCTTCTATCAAAGGGGAGATGATTGAAAACACAAACAAAGAGCTGTGTCGAGTGTTTGATCTTGAGGTTGCTTGTTACGGTGACTCCGCCATTTCCCAGTATTTGACGGGAGTTAACCGGAAAACATCTCCTGGATTTCCTTATATCTTTAGCGCCAAAGGACCCGGAAAGACTACCTGGATTGGACCTGCTGATGAACCATGGATAGATCCTAATTTGCGTGCAGATGTTTTTAAACGAATTGAAGCCGCGAAGAAGGGTTTCAGAACCTGGACGATTTATGTAACCACGACCAAGGATGAAACACGACCGATACCGAAGGTGGATGAAGGTAAAACAAGATTGTTTGCTGTTGGACCAGTTGACCACACGCTTGCGAGCAAAATGTACTTTATGGGCTTTTGCGCGCATGTGATGGAAAATCGGATTTACAACGAGATCGGTTTAGGTATCGACGTGCATTCTCGGGAGTGGAACGACCTGGCTATATTCTTTAAGGACAAGGAACGGATGATCGCCGGCGACTTTGAGAACTTTGATGGCAGTCTCTGCCGACAAGTTCTTCAAGCAGTTGGAGACATCATCATTTCATGGTATGATATTGGATCACAAACGGACGAGGACAGACGTATTCGCCAAGTGTTGTATAACGAAGTTATTAACGCTTACCACAACTGCAGAGGCTCAGTGTTTCAGAGCACCCATTCGCAGACTTCAGGCAATATTCTCACTACGGTGATAAATTGTCTGTTTCTTAAGATCGTCATGCGTTTGGCTTTCGTTAAAGCAGGAGGTTCCCTTCCTGACTTTAAGAAATACGTGTCCCTTTGCACATACGGTGATGACAACATCATGTCTGTCTCCAAGGCTGCCCCCCCAGATTTTAATCAACGCGGGTTGACTAAGATTCTGGCACAATTCGGCTTGACTTACACGGACGAGGCGAAGAGTGGGCGAGAATTTGACTTTCGGCCATTGACTGAAGTTGAATTTCTCAAGCGCTCTTTTAGATACTCTGAGGAATATGGACGTTGGGTAGGACCTCTTCGTTTGGACGTTCTAACCAATATGATGGACTGGCAGAAGAAGAAGCTCGATCCTGAAGAGCAAATGCGCACCAACTTTGAAGTTCTTCAAAAGGAACTTACTTACCACCCAGTTGAGAAAGCAGAATTGCTCACAAAGTACGAAGAGCTTTTCAGGAAAGCAGTTATACCTGTTGAGGTTCGAAATAGACAACGCCTTATTTTGGATCTTATTCAGGGGACCTATCGCGTGACCACTGGAGTCAATGAAGAACAGCGAAGTGAATACATTCCAGAAGCTGTGATAGGTGACGAGCTAGACTATTGAGTCTCGGATGGCTCTGTGGCAGCCCCACAAAAATCCGAACTTCGCGAACTTAGGGTAGTTTGGGTAGATTCCCCTAATTAAGTAAATAATACCTGCTACAATTAATTCTAACGAAAATAATAGTAATAATAATAGTAATAATGACTTATCTATAGCAGAATCCACCGTGTCCACTTTGGGTACGTTGGCGACAGTAGCCCCTTCCGTAATGACTGACCCAATGACTGTGCATCATGAAGACGCGACACCCGTAGCTGATTTGTCGTATGACAATAATCGCTACCCTATCAAGTTTAATGATATCCCACATAATTTGAGCCAAGACATTGCGAGAGAGGCATTGATTTTTGAATTTGACGGAGATAATCAGGACAGATTTATCGATCTAAATTATAAACCCCGCGGACACACGTTAATGTCTATAATCCCTGTGCTTTTGCTTGCAAACGCAGAGGTTATACGACAGAGGCTGGTCCATTATAAGTATTTGAAATTTGATGCTATTAAGATTAAGCTAACATGGAATACTGGAATTAACCTTGATGGCCAGGGAATTTTGTGGTATGACTTTGCGCCGGGTCTCGACACTTCATGTGAAAATCTTACGTGTGTGTCTGGTATACCCGGCTCTGTTATAGCAAATTATTCCGTGACCAACTCGGTTGAACTTAGTATTCCGTGGTGGCTCCCCTCTGATAAAATCAATATCCCCGATCTTTTATCACTAAATGGTGAAGATCCTTCTAATTATTCGGAGTATAATATTTCAGCTCGATTAAATTTTTCCCATATTTTCGTCCCTTTTCTACAAAATCAACATTTACATTTTAACGTTTATGCTAGCTTTGAAAATCCTAGAGTTGAGGGTCAGACCTTAAATCAAGAAGAGATGGATTTGAGACAGCAGATGAAGCAAATGCGACGTGAACGGTATCAATATTACGCCCAAGCTAACAATAACCTAGCTGTTGAGCCCCTTGCACAAGGGCGTTCTGGCGTTATTAGCGATATTGCTAATACTGTTGGTACTGTTGCTGACGCTGTATCTGGGTTGCCAGTTATAGGCGAAGTTGCAGGACTTGTATCTACTGCCTCAAATATCATCGGTGGCATTGCTGGCTTTTTCGGATTCGGAAAACCCCATTCGATTGAAACTACGCGAAAAGTCATTCAGCGACCTTACCAAGGTCTTGGTATTCCAGTCGTTGACGACTTATCTGAAAATCTTGCTAATCAACCTCTTTCACATGTCGATCCCAAATTTGGAAATTTTATAACTGACAAAGACGAGATGGACTTCGAATATATAGGTAGTAATAGTGCTATAGTTGACCAATTTAATTTTAATATGGAAGACGGCCACGGTACCGAACTGTGGCATACCGTTTTGACTCCTCGACAATTATTGTATAAGGATAAAGACCCTATTAATTTTACAACTGGACAATTCGTAGCAGCTAATTTTGATTTGGTTTCTTTCGAATATGTAGAGTTAGAATTTATATTAAGTAAGACAGCTTTCCATAATGGAGTAATTGAAGTGAGTTATATGCCTGTCACGTCAGTAGAAGGCGGGGAAATTCACCGCGCTGGTGGCGACGAGATTCAGTCAGTTTTAAAGACCGAAATTCACTCGATAACTAACGAAACTCGTTTTGTTGTTCGAGTCCCCCTTATCTACGAAACGCGATGGGTGCGTAATGACACTCCATTTGCTTCCATTATGGTTAGAGTTATTTCTCCACTTAGTCTGAATGAAAATGTTAATCCGAATGTGCGTGTGAATGTTGCTTTATCTTACAAGGGCTTGCGATGTTGTACTTTTAGACCTCAAATCTTTGATTCTGATTCGATTTATTTTGAGAATTCTAGACGTATTAGTCTCCAGAGACCTTTTGCTCGACGTCCTGCTCCTAGTCCTGCTTCTTCTAAGCAGTATGATTATGTTGCTCAAGTGAACATTGGTACTGCAGAGGATGCAAGTTTAGCGACTTTCGGTACGCCAGAAGGTATTACCGATTTGGATGTTGCAGTGACAACTGGCGACATCACGCGTAACTTGCGTCCTTTGACTCGCATATTTGCGACTGGTGATTCGAATTTTTCGGATTTCACAGAGGACAAGTTGCTTGAGCGACATACTTATATGGACCCGGAGGACTACTTCGACATAGGTGATGGAGACTATTTGTATCGATTTCCAAATGCTTTTCTAATGTGTGCTCAGCTTTTCTGGTTTAACAGAGGAGGCATGAGATTTAAAATTTCTTCTAAAAATCAAGATTTGGATTCTAGAAATATGATACTCGCATACCCTTATCGCTATTGGCGTGAATCTTTTATGAGTGGATTTTACAATTTGGCTAACGTAGCACGTAATGATATTTTACAAGTAGAGTTACCACAGGGTTCAGAAGCTAGATTTTTCTATGCTAATGAACGCTTTTCTTATACTGTTAATAAAACTTCTGTTCGTGTTATGGCTGAGGCTCCAATGAGTGATAGGTATTTCTATGCAGGTGCTGACGATTTTTCGTTTATGGGTCTGCATGGTGTACCTTCATTGACCATCAGAGACGAAGCTGTGTATAATCCAAATTCTCGTGATGAGATTCGACGTTATTATGCTTTCCAATCTAAAGCAGCTCTTTCTTCTTAAATTTGAAATAGCTCTTTCCTTTTAAAATTCAAAATTTTAAAATTTTTCTTTTCTTTTCTTCTTAATTTTTCGCATAATGTAAGATACCTTATTTTAATGTTTAAAGTTAAGTTAATTAAATCCAGGCGCTTTTAGTGTGAATTTTCACGTCTGGTCTTCTTTAGTTAAGTTTCAAAATTTATCTAAGGTAGTTACAGAAGAGGTTCTCTAGTAGTCATTTTGGCTACTAGTGGTCTGGGAGTAATCCCTTTCCTAGCGACGCTCGTCCCTTCAGGAGGAGTCCTCTTCAATCGGC